AAGAACTAACACATTATTACAATGTCTACCTTCTTTGTCAACCCCACTTATTTGTATATTAGAACTATCAAAGACATAATTAATTTGCCTTTGAAACATTCCGCTATACTAACATCCACTCTTTCTTTTCTTTGCACTGCAATACCCCACATAGCTATCCTCCTACTACGCAGCAAAGCTGCTTGGTCGGTAGTCGCTTGTGCCTTTGCCGCGAAGAAAATCTTCAATCTCTACTCAAATCCTGACCTCCCTCAAACTTCCCTCCTACACCAAACTGTTTTAAGATTAAAAACAGCAGCCATTTCTTGGTGTCGAGAGAAACGGACGCAGACTCTACGAGCTGCTTTTCAGGAACTCCAAATCTTCTCCCCAGTTCAACCACCTAACAATGATAATCCACATGCATTGGAAGCAGCCTCACGCCGAGCCTGCGAAACTGGTATTCACACTTTTATCAAGGCACAAGGTTTCCAACCTTTTGTTCTCAGCCCCCATGTGCGAGAGGACAGCTGCTTAGGTATTCGTGATTACTATTTTTCTTGCGACCTTAAAGTCGCACCAAAGCATGACGTTTTTAGTCACACCAGCCACGTGTTCACCATGACTGATGTAGATTATTACACGGATATCAATTGGTGGCTGGACGGCCGTCGGATAATGTTGTACACTTTTGCCCCCCAAAGTGTCACGGGATCTGCCGGAAATGGACATTGGTCCACAGCTGAAAATGATAACATCGTCTACCACACCAAAGGTGGAGGAATCTACACTCATCAATTATGGGATTATAACCGAGATATGGTTTATATACATAAATGGTGGGGTGGAGTCCTCTACCATGTAGACCTACGTCGAGTCAATCAAACTCACGTAGTCGTGTTACTTGAATCAGTTGCCGTAGTCAAAGGTCCAGCTGCTTGGTTAATGCCAAACAATCCTTTGACTAGGAGAAAATTCACTTCTAATGGAATAGGTTATTGTTCCATAGAAGATCAGACCCATTTGAACCGCCATGGTGAAATGCATTCACACTCCATTCCCACCACTTCTTTCCACACCATCCAACAAGCTCATATATCTAATCCTAAGTTAGAAGTAAGAGATATTGAACGACTCCTCCCAACATCCACCGATGCTAACACTTCAGTTACTAGGTATGGATCAGCCGTTCGACTATCCGCTTTGTTAAAAGCTAATGAGGACAACACAACAGTCCCACAGGTTTTATTCATTGACACTATCTACCCCTTTTTAGGTGACGTATTTAAGCCGACAGTACACCCCGTATGTGACCCAGTAGCAGGCCCAACCTATGCTGCTGGATCCAATATCAACGCACAGTATGCTAGCATAGCAGGACGAGTAACATCTCAAGTGAACACCACCGCGTTCACACCGTTCTCCAAGCAATGTGCGTCTGAATTTTTGGATTTTCTCGTGCCCAATCACATAGCCCACACCGGAGTACCAGTCACATTTGATGTTGTTGCCGAACATCTCAACAAACCAAACCAGAGAGCTCAGTCCGAAAGAGCTAAATATGCGTTTGGTTTTTGGACGTTCGCTGTTTCCGCTTTCAACAAAGGAGAACCTTACCCTAAGTTGACTGACCCCAGAAACATTAGCACTGTGCCCACGGATCACAAAGAAGAACTGTCATCGTTCACTTACTCATTCAAAGAAAATGTTTTAAAAGAAACCCCTTGGTATGCTTTCAGCCTCAATCCCTCACAGGTGCAGGACGCAGTATCCCGAGTGTGCAAACAATTTGGCGATATTGATGAAGGAGATTACTCCCGATTCGATGGAACCAACGGACCCATCCAAGCCTGGATAAGCATGCACATGATGCTTAGGTACTTTTCCCCTGAATATCACCCCACCATCCGAAAACTTTGCAAGAAAGAAATAAAAGCAAAAGGTTTCACCAAGGATTGTGTCAGTTATAATACTGGATATTCCACAATTTCTGGAGGTCCCCAAACCTCGGATAGAAACACAGCAAACAACGCCTATGTTTCCTATCTTGCTCACAGATTGTCAGGAAAAACACCCACCGAAGCTTGGAACGCTTTAGGACTATATGGAGGTGATGATTCATTAAACGATGGATCCATCGCCACCTTCCTAGTCAAAGCCGCCCGAAACACTGGATTGACCCTTAAATCCAATCCCCGCACACCAGCTGATAAAACCGTCTTGTTCCTAGGCAGAGTTTTTTATGAACCATGGACACGTCGCTGTTCGATAATTGATTTAAAGCGTCAATTAGTCAAATTACATGTAACGGCCACGAACCCCGCGAAAGCATCCCCAGAGTTGGTGCTTAAGCGAAAAGCCATGTCCTACGCCATAACTGATCCCAAAACTCCAGTACTACGTAACTGGGTAAATCTTGTTTTCAACCAATTAGGAAACCATCTTTCTGAC